TCATGACGCCGGGCGGCCGAGGTACACGCATGCGAGGCTGCCCCACCTGCGAGGCGCGTTGGCGGCGCCAGTGGGTACGACCCGAGATGCTGCAAATCCAAAGGTGAATCTATGGTTCCCCTCAGTGCCAGACCCGAGAGAATCCGATACGTTATCCGTACGGTGCAGCGCCCCATTCCAGTTTGCATTTTGCCCCCACAACCGGCCTGTCATGCTGCCGACAATGTCCCTGATCCGGTCACCATCCGCGTCTCCCACGCCGAGAAGGTCGCATCCGAAGGCCTCGGGCATCATGCCTCGCAGGTCCGGCAGGCGCAGGCGCTTGCCCGGAATATCCAGACAATACTTGGCTACGCCGCCCACACCATCAAAACCGACCTTCGTGCCGTCCGCATTGGTATGCCACTGATATGTGTTCAGGGCGGCGTACTCGGCGGCGCTCACGCAGAGGAACTGCCCCTCCTCGGTCTGCAGGTAATCCCAAATTTGGGGGTATGTTACGTCCACGGACTCAATCCAGCGCCCGTCACATATACCCATACCCGGCTTGGCGACATTATGTATGCCGCCGGTAAAGACATGCCAGCCCAGATAATAGTCCAGGGTCAGGGTCTTGTTGAGTTGTGCCCACAGGGCCTCCACGGCAATTAGCGTGTCCTGCTGGTGCGCGGCCAGCGCGGCGGCCAGCGTGTTGTCAGCCGATTCACGCGCGGCCGCCTCGGCGGTGACCAGCCCCTCAACCTCCACGATCTCCGCATCCACATAAGCCCGGCTGGCCGTGGCGATGGCCGGGTCGATGCGGATGGGCGTGCTCGTGTCGCTGGCCTTCTCTATGATGATCCGGACGAGCAGTTCCTTGCCTGCCCCCTCGGCAAGCTGGGGCTTGTAGGTCTCGGGCATCTTGGCGATGGCGATCAGATCGCCCGCAGAGTCGATGAGGCCGGCCTCGCGCACGGTCCAGCCGCCGGTGGCCGTGGGGAGCACGGCCTCGACGATGACGTGGCCCGGATTGGTGGGATCGACTTCCAGTCGGGTGATGCCGCCGCGCCAGACCTCGCGGACCAATGCGGTCATGGCGTCGTTAGGCTCGTATGCAGCATCGCCTCCGTCCCCCACGGCCAGATGGGTCAGGGTGATCTGCGGCCCGCCCGCGAGGTGATTAGCCTCCTTGATGCGGCCGGCGCGCGTCCAGATGGTGTAGTAGGTAGCCATATCCTCTCCTTCAGAACGGGTTGACGGTCAGGTAATCGCACGTTTGGCAGGCCGCGCGCAGGTACACGGGCCAGGCCAATTCCAGGTCCGTGGGGGACCAGGGATAGACCTCGATGGTCTCGCCGATCACGGCCGCAGCCACGGTAGCTTGCGAGCCCCGCGCCGTGAGGCTGACCTCGATCCCGGCCAGCTTGGCCGAGGCGCGCTTCTGGTCATTGAGGACCCACAGCCAGAGGTCGTAGTCCTGGCTGCCAACCGTGACCTCGGAGGCCAGGTGGCAGCGGAATTCGGCCCAGCGCTGCGGGTCCTCGATGCGCAAGCTGTAGACGGTTGCGTCGATGAAGCCGTAGGAAGCCAAAATCTTGCGCAAGCCGGACTGCTTGCCGCCCAGGAGCGACCATGCGTAGGCGCTGATCACGCGGGCACGGAAGCGCTCGAAGCCCTCCAGGGGATGCCGCCGGATTCCCCGGCTGCGGCCGTGCTCCTCGACGTGCTGCTCGTCGCAGGTCTCCGGACTGAACTGCTCGCGCAGCCAGAGGATGTCCTGCCTGGCCTGGTCGAGGCTTCCGGCCGCGCCCTTGACCAGCACGGCCAGCGGCCCGCCGACGAGCAAAAGCGGCCAGCGTAGCGTCTCCACAAAGTATCGCCAGAACACGCCCATTACGCAGCCTCTGCCCAACTCGTGGTGATGGTGAGGGACTCAAGCACGGCCAGGCCGTCGGCCGGCACGTCCACGTCGGCGGCCGGGCTGGTCCAGATGATGCGTTTGACGCCTGGGATGGCCATGAGCAGCGCCACCATGCGGTCGCGGGTCAGATCCTCGCCGATGGCCAGAGGCTCGACGCCCGCCACGGCCGCGGGCAGGAACAGGGCCTGCAATCGAGCCACGGCCTGTGCCTGGATGGCTACGGCATCGCCGCTGACCAGCTCCAGTTGCGCGTCGATGGCCACGCCCACCTCGACCGGCCCCTTGACCAACACATCGTCATTCTGGGGCTGATCCTCGGCAATGCGCGCGCTGACAGCATCCAACAGATCCTGCGTGGGCAAGCCGGCCGCGCCGGTGATGACCACGTCCACGGTGCCTTGGCCGCGTGGATGCTGATCAAGCACCGAGGCCGAGGTCACGCCGGGCACCTCCAGCGCCCAGGCCTGGTAGGCGTGCCTGGTCAGGCCGTTGCGGGCGAGCCAGGCCAGAGCGTAGCGCCCTCGCAGGCTCTCATCATCCTCGCGGTCGGCTCCCTCGCTCACCAGCCAGGCGGCGCGGTTTGTGACAGCGTCCACGCCCTGCACCGGCGTGACCAGATCGACGATCTGTCCGACCGTGACATTGGCGGCCGCGCCGTACTCCTCGGCTTCCACCGGCACGACTATCTCGGTCTGGCCGGCAGGAAGCACCGCGTCCTCGGTTGTCACAAAGCGGTAGACCTGGCCGGCGGCGTCGGGCGGCGTGCGCAGGATGCGCCCGGCCGGAATGCGCACGTTGCCGGAGGTGCCGGCGCGCGTGAAGTAGACAACCCCTCGGGCCTTTGTGGCCGCGCGGCGCGTGATATCGACCTGCTTGCACCACAGATCGAGCCAGGCCCCCGTCGCCGAAGACGGAAAGGCTTGCGTGAGCACGAAGGCCAGGAACAGGTAGAGCTGATGCAGGCCCCAGCACCATAATTCAACGAGCCCGCGGACAACGCCCTTGTTGAGGTTCAGGCGTCGCGGAAGCCAACCTTTGGCCACGTACTCAGCCTGGACCTCCTCGATGCGCCCGAACATCTCGGCGCGGATCTGCTCCAAAGTCTTGTTAACTGGTACGGACATCGCTCTTCAGCGCCTCGATTTTGCCGCCACCGACCTCGATGACCAGGTTGTAGGGGTGATCCTCGCCAACAAACTTCCAGATCGCCATAAGCGTCACGGAATTGTCATCCCACTTGAGAATTGCCGCCGTGACGCTCATGGGCTGCACGCGCGGGTCGGCCTGGATGCGGCGCCGGACTTCGGCCTCCAGGGCCATGCGATTGGCCTGTGTGTCCTCTTCGCGGCTCCACTCGTGGAGCCGCGAGCCGAACGCCGCGTCGTAGAACAGCCCGCCGCGCGGCGTGCGCAGGCGCAGCAGGATGTCCTGCAGGCCGGTCTGCACGCCGTCGGCAAGCAGCAGCTCACCGGAAGCCGCGATCCGGGGCTTTTGCTCCGCGTCGAGGGCTATGTCCTGGCCGAAGATGTCGCTCATGATCGCCTACTTGTGGCTCGGGGCGTTGGGAGCGGTCGGGGTCGCGCCCACGTCCTCGATGTAGGGCACCTCCTCGCAGACCGCCTCGCAGATGGCCCGGACAAAAACCTGCAACTGATCAGTGAGGTCCGCCCCCCGGAAAAGCGGGCTCGCCTTGATCTTGTCCAGGGCGTTTTGGCTGACCCGATTAGCATTGACGGCCATGTCCCTTACTCCTTGCTGGCCAGCACGGTGCTGGATTTGTCGATGTGCGGCATGCCGGTCAGGGCGCAGATGCACATTCCCGTGACCACGCCCGAGACCGGGCCGGCGGTCTTGTGCGTGACGGTGCCGCCGGCTTCCACGCGCACGTCGCCGTCCACCTTGACCAGCCAGTCGCCGCCGATGGTCGCCTCGGCGTTGGCTGGGGTGACACAGATGATGCGCTTGCCTGCGTCGATCTTGATGTGCGTGTCCGGGTCGGCCTGGATGATGAAGCCGTCCAGCTCGCACTGGGGAGCCTGGCCCTCTGGCCAGCGAAAGTTGCTCACGTGCGGGAAGTCAGGCGAGCCATCGTAGTAGGCCAGGTCGCAGATGACGCCCACGCGCGGCGGGCAGACCACGCCCCGGTCCGGCCCGGCCCACAGGATCGGGATGGACACGCGCGGGACGAGCGGTTCGGCCGGGTCCTCGCTCTCGTCGTTGCGCAGAGGCTGCACGTCGCAGAAGTATGTGCCGCCCGAAGCATAGGCCTTGACCACGCGGGCCTTGCGCACCACGCGGTAGTAGCGGCGTAAGTCCGGCATGCACAATTCGATGGCCCGCTTGAGCAGCTCGCGCAGCTGGCGCAGGTCAGATTTCATGCTCGTCTCCGTACTGCAGGAAGGTTCGCGCGCTGTCGGGCGTGATCTCGTGCACCACGCGCAGGGCGCGGATCTGCTCGTCGATGGACCGGCGCTCGTCGCGCAGGCGGAACAGCCGGGAATGGCGCATGGAAGGCAAGAGGAACGTCTCCACGCAGGACAGCCCGGCCGGACCGCTGGCCGGAGAGTGCCGGATGAGCCCGGCGCGCGTAGCAATGACCGGCACGGCGCCGGGCTCATCGAAGTCGCCCCAGTTGACCGCACCGTCTTCGCCCATCCACAGCGCCCAGTGCTGCATATCCCGGCCGGTAGAGCGTTGCACCGTGTGCGCGGCCTGTCTGACCAGCTGCCAGGGAGCCACGCCGCTGGCCACGAAGTGGCGCAGCTGCATGCCCGGCGAGTCGATGCGGCCCAGGGGCAGGCCGGCCTGGCGCACGGCCGCGCGCACGATGGCCTCGGGCGACTCGTCCAGCCAGGTCTGGGTGATGACGGTCTCCACGAGCGGCAGCTCCGGGCCGAGCACGCGCACCAGCACCTGATCCGCAGTTTGCCCGGCCATGAGTCCGCCCACCGTGCCGCGCCAGGTGGCCGGCTCCTGATCCCGGTAGCCGAGTGCGATCTCGGCCGCGTCGCCACGCGCAAGAGAGCGGCCCACATCACCGGCCGGGTCCGGCAGCACGATCCTGGCCACGGTCAGCGGCTGGTGTCGCGTGGAATCGATGACTAGGCGCGGGTAACGCAGGACCTGAAGACGCCCGAGGCGGATGCGCACCGCCAGTCCAGATAAGGCGCCGGATATGGCCGTCATGACACATCCACCGTCAGGGTCGCATCGAGCGCCGGCTCTGCCTGACCAGCCGTCGCGGCCGGGGCCGCGCCGGCCGCGGCGCGCTCCTCCACGGCCACGATGGCCGGGCGGTGCTCGGTAAAGCTCAGGTTGGCCAGCATCACATCGTCCTGGTCCGTCTCGGACGAGTCCAGGCCCGAAAACACGACCTGATCCACGCCCCGAGCGCGCAGGTGCGCGTTGACCACATCCAGGACCAGGGGGTTGCCCTGGCCATCGTGGCCCCTGAATTTGGCGTCCAACAAGGCCAGCTTGTCGTAGCAGGTGGACTCGGAGTCCGTGAGCAAGTCCACGATGATTACGACCTCCGCGTCATCCCAGCCGAGCGGGGTCTTGGTTTTGCCGCTCATCCCGTCCTGCTCCGCCTCGTCGAACTTGACCAGGCCGCGCACGGACAAATGCGTGAGCACGCCCGGCAGCAGCTCGCCGGCCAGGCGAACCTCGCCGTCCTCGAAACTGAGCTGCCTAGCCATCGTGACCCTCCACCAGGCGGGCGAGACGAGACAGGAAGTCGTCGGCGTCCTGGACGCCGTGCAGATGGACCTGCATGCCCTGGATGATGATCTGCCGAGGTTGCCTGCCACCCCGCTCTGGGGCCGGGGCCTCCACGCGGATCTCCGGCGCGGCCGGGGCGTCGGCCAGGGCCGGGGCCGGAGCCGCCACGATAGCCAACCCGCCGAGCGCGCCGGCCATCGTAGCCGCCAGGCGCGGGGCTGCCGAGCGCACGCCCTGGCCGAGCGTATCCGGGATGGCCGCGCCCGAGGCGGTCAGTGACGAGAGCGGGCCTTCCCTGGCGTCGCTGCTCGGCAAATACCGCGCTAGCGGCCCGAGAAACTCGCGGAAGTCGGCATAAAGCCCGGAGGCTCGACCCTTGATGCCGTCCCAGAAGGTAGCGATGAGGGCCGCGCCGGACTCGTAGAGATTAAAACCCGCGAACCAGTCCCACAGCTCGGAGAACCAGGTTTTGATCGGCTCCCAGTTGCTGATGATAATCCCGAGCGGATGAAAACTGTAGAACAGATCGGCTAGCCAGGCCCAGAAGCGGGTAGCCAGAGAACCGACCGCATCAAAGAATCCACTGAATGCTTGACCGATGGCGCTGAATACACGGCCGAAAAAACCGGATATGGGCTCCCAGTAGGCATAGACGAGCGCGACCACGCCCGCGAGCGCCGCGACGCCCAGCACGATCCAACCGATGGGGCTGGCCAGGAAGGCGGCATTGAGCAGCCACTGCGCGGCGGCCCAGAGCTTGGTGACAGCGATAAGACCGATTTGGAGGATCTTGAAGGCCTGTACCACGGCGTAGCCCACGGCGATGGTGGCCACGATGCCACCCAAAGCCTCGCCCCAGGCCTGCCAAGTGGCCACGTCCGTGGCAGCGCCGGCCTCGGCCGTGGCCGCCCCCATAAGTCCGAGCCAGCCGGCCACGGCCTGCACCGCCGAGCCAAGAGCGTCCAGGATGGGACCAACGACTGCCCAGGTGGCCGTGGCCACGCCGGAGATGCCCCGCCAGATACCGATGCCCAACTCGCGAATGCGGTAGGCCAGCCTTGCCACCGTGGTCACCGCGCCCACCAGGCCGGCGGCCTCGATGTCCTGAGCCAGCTGACCCTGGACGGTGCCTACGCCGTCCTCAAGCGACCCAAACACGGCGACCACGCCTTGGTAGACAAGCTGCACATTGGCCCACCACGCTGTCAAACGGTCGGCCATGCCGCCAAAATTTGCGCGCCAGGCCAGGGCGAGCACGGCCACAGCTGCGACGATGGCCCAGATGGGCCAGCTCACGGCCGCCAGCGCCCCGCCCAGGATGGGCAGCACGGCCGAGGCGGCCCAGGACGCAGCCGCGAAGGCGGCAATGCCCACCACGGCCGCGGCCAGGACTCCAGCCACGGTGACGAGGGCCTGGCCCACGGGCGTCTTGGCCAGGATCAACAGGCCGTCCGCCAGGACCCCCAGGACCTGCGCGGCAGCGCCCACGAGCGGCAGCACGGCCGTGCCGATGACGATGCCGATGGCATTGAGCCTGTTGCGCAGCAGGATGAGCGTATTGCCAACGGTCGCGGCGCGGGTGTCGAACTCGGCCTGCATGGACCCGGCGTAGTTGGCCTGGTCACCGACCAGCTCAAAGGCCTGTGACAGGAGGCCCGTGTTGGCCAACAGCGGCGCGATGGCCGCCTGTCCAAGCTCCCCGAACATCTCGGTGAGCAGGGAGACTTGCAGTTCCTTGGGCTTGTTGGCCAGGGCCTGCATGACCTGCAGAATGGTGCCCTGGGCGTCTGTCTGCATGTCTTTGGCCATTTGCCTGGCCGAAAACCCCAGGCTCCTGAACGCCGCGGCCTGCCGGTCAGACATGGCGCTGCCCAGCACGAGCGTGCTGGTAAATTTCCGCAGGCCGGTGGCCGCGACCTCGGGTGTGGCGCCAGCAGCGAGGATCGCGGCTCCCAGGGCAGCCACCTGTGTTTCGGCCAGGCCAGCGGTCATGGCCAGCGCGCCGGCTCGCTGGATAACCTCGCTGAGCGCCGGGGCCGTGGCGTTCATGTTGTTGGAGAGATGGTTCGCGGCATCGGCCAGGGCGTAGGTCCGCTCAAGCGTCAGGCCCATGCCCGCGCGCCAGTCGGACATGGTCTTGCCCGCCTGGTCGCCGGACATGCCGAAGGCCACGCCCATCTTGGCCGCCTGCTCCGCGAACCCGAGCAGGTCGGCCTTGGCCACGCCGCTTTGCCCGGCGGCCTCGACGATGGCGGCCAGGCCGTCGGCGACCATGGGGATGCGCGTGGACAGATCCAGGATGTCCTGGCTCATGGCCTGGTATTCCTGGTTCGACAGGTCCAAGACCTTGTTCACATCGGCCATCGCCCCCTCGAAGGCGATGGCCTTGGATGTCATGGCCCCCAGCCCCAGCAAGAGCACGCCGGCCACGGCGGCCACGGGCAGCATGGACTTGGCCAGCATGCCCATGCGCTGGCCCAGGCTGACCACGCGGCCCTCCGTGGCCGCGAGCTGGCCCTCAACCGCGCGCATGGGGCCGGTGATGTTGTCCACCAGGCTCATGACGGCCTGAACCGCGAACATGCCTTCCATTTACCCTTTCCCCCCGAACATCTTGCCGAACGTCTCGAAGTGCCTCTGCTCAAGCCACAGGGCCTGGGCGGCCTGGTCGGCGAAGGTTTCCATATCCTCGGCCGGCTCGCTGTGCAGCCAGTGCCGGATGAGCGCCGAATGCTGGGCCATGCCGTTTGCCTCCAGATCCGCCCTGGCCGCCTGGATCAGTTTCCCACTTCGCCGAAGCCCACGCTGGTCAGGATTGCATTACCGAGCGAGCTGGCCAGGCCAGGGTAGGTGTCGCAGGCCTTGCGCAGCTCCTCGCGCTTGTCGGGGTGCACCACGTCCAGGACGAGGTTCCCGAACGCCATGCCGGGCTTTTTCAGCATCGTTTTTTGCGCTCGTTCGACTTGGGGCTGCGTGGGCCGGCGGAAGGGGAACGAAAAAGAGACGTCCTCGCCCTGGAACTTGTCGTAAAAGGTGTGCTCGAAAGCCACGTAGCCCTCGGGCCTCATAGCCCGCGTCTCCGCGTGCGCGGTGGTGCTTGCCTTGGTCATGATGTGCTCCTGATGGTTGCGGTTACGTGATCACGTCCACGATGGTGTCGATGAGGTTGCCGGCCTTGGTGTAGGCCGGGATGCCGTTCCACAAGATCGGCTTGCTGATCTTGAAGTCGAGCTTGAACTGCCTGGCGTTGGGCTCGTTCTGTTTGGCGCTGGTGGCCACCTTGGTGAACCAGCACAGCGGAAGCACGTCGACCACGGTCTGCTTGAGGGCGGAGCCGTAGCTGACGATGATGGGCACTGGCGTGTTGTACATGCTGCCGCCCATGACCAGCTGCAGGCGCTGGAACTCGTCCGAATCCAGCGTGCAATTGCCGCTGGCCTCGTAGTTCTTGCGGCCGACGCCACGCGGGACCGCGCCCTTGCCGTAACGCATCTCCACGTCGCGGCCGTCCTCGTAGTTGACCTCGACGATGCCCACTGTCTCGCCGCTCGGCGTGACGATGCGCACGTCCTCCCAGTCGTAGATTGCTCCATTGATGGGCATGGCTGCCTCCTAAGCGCGCGGGTCGAAGGCCGACCCGGCGTAATAGTAGCTGGCAAACAGCTTGATCTGGCGGATGATGGGGATGCCAACGAGCTTGGTTTCCGCGGCCAGGCCGTTATTGACGATGTCCTGGCCGTCGGGGATCTCGATGACGTAGCCGGCCAGCTCCTGGGGCTGAGCCAGGACCATCGTGTCCAGGGCCGCCCCGAGATTGGCCCGCAGGTACTCGATGCCGGCCGCGCCGCCGTTGGCCAACGGGTCGCCGGCCTCGTCGTACATGCTCTTGAGCGCCTGGATGCGCAGCTTGCGAACGGCCCTGAATACGGTGCGCAGCACCTCGATGTACTGGTAGTCGCTGGTGGCGTCGGCCAGGGTGCGCGCGTCGCCCCAGTAGACCCCGGACAGGCCTGCGTAGCGTTTGGCCGTTAGGAAGCCGGCCTTCTCCAGGGACTTCTGGACAGCCTCGCCCCAAGCCTCGGGCAGCGTGGCCGGGGCGATGCCGCCGTCGCGCACGCGGCCCATGGCGCGCATGACCGGGATGGCCATGATGCGTCCGGCGGCCAGGCCGCCCCAGTTGCGCACAACGCGCCGGCCCGTGACGTCCATGACCTCTCCGAATTGGCAGCATACAGCCACGAAGCGATGCGCGTAGCTGGCCCGCTCCTGGAGCATGGCGGCGGTCCAGTCGGATACGTCCTCGCCGTCGTAGGGCAGGCGGGATTCGCACAAGAAAAAGGTGGGTCGGTGCAAATTCCAGAGTGTGTCGGCCAGCACTCCGAGCGCAGCCCAGTCCACGGAATCCGTGGGCGCGGCCACATGCACGAACTCCACGTCGTACAGCTCAAGCGGCGTCTCCAGGGCGCTCATGACGGCCGCGATGGTCGGCACGGGCGGCAGCACGCGGACGCTGTAGGTAGTGCCAGCCACGCCCTCCTGGGCCGGCCAGGTGATGGTCACGCCCGTGTCGCCCACGGCGATGGCCCCATCCACGGGGATGGTCCGTTCCGGGCCGAAGGTGTCGCCGTCCACGGAAAGCCTGTAGGTGCCCTCGTTGCGCCCGCCGGCCGTGACGATCTGCAAGATCACCTCTGCCGCCGCCCTGGGCGTGCCGGCCACCGTGATGTCCGGACCGGTGCCAACCTTGGACACCGGGCCGATGGCCGTGCGCACGGTCACGGCGTATTGGTCCCCGGCGACCTGGTCGGCATCTTCCAGGACCAGGGTCGCTCCGGACGCGCCGAGCGGGATCTGGCCGTTAGCCGGCGTGGCTGTAGCGATCTCCCAAGCCTTACCACCGTCCAGGGACAGCTTGCAGGTCGCCGCGCCGAGCGCGCCAGCGTCCACGATCTGCACGAGCGCGTCGGCGTTCTCGGCCGGCACGCCACTGACCGTTGCTTCCGGGCCACTGCCGGTGTGCCTGACCGACGAGACGTAGCCGCCAACCTGGCCAGCCACCGGCACGGCGATGGCCGTCTGGCCGCCCGTAGCGAACAGATCGCGCAGCCTGTCCACGAGCGGACCGACTCCCAGCAGGTCGGCCAAGTCGCTCGACTTGCCAACCAAGTAGCCCTTGCCGACCTCGCCCTTGGAGCAGACGCCGGCCACGATGCACGAGCCGTCCACGCCGCCGGGCGCCAGGCCCGAGGTGCCGTCAACTATGTACTCAAGTACGTCGCCCATGGATTACCTCCCCTTGTTCCTGGCGATGCGCCCGCCGCCCAGCCTCCGTCTTCGCAGCAGCTCCACGGCCTGGCCGAACTGCTCGGCGCTGACGGTTTTGCCCGGAGCCCAGCCTGTGGCCTGGCGCAGGGCGGCCAGCTCCCAAGCCGGCAGACCCTGCGCGTAGGCGTGCTCCTCCACCAGGCGCATTTCGTCGGGCTTGGCCGGTGTGACTTCGGCCGGCTCGGACGTAGCCGCGCGGCGCGGATCGATGCGGTTTTCGCTCTGGCGCTCGGCCAGGTCAGCCTTGGTCTTGTCCTTGGCCATGTCATGCCTCCTGGACGGTCAGGCCGTCCGTGACGTTAATTTTGCGCACCAGCGGATGCTCCTCATCCTGGCAGAGCATGCCCGTGATGCGGATATGCAAGGCTGCCGCGCGCCGACGGAAGACCTCCACGGTCTTGCGCCCATAGCCGCCGAGGATCGCGCGAAACGCTTCCACTCGCACCAGGTTGTTGTCGGCGTCCGCCGTCCGCGCCGGCAGAACCAGGAGAAAGGCTGGCATAAAGGCCTCCAGCCACTCCTCGTCGTCGGCAATGATCTCGACACGCACGTCCAGCCTGCGGGTGTAGATCCGCGCGCGGATGGTCTCGTGCGTGCCGGGCTGCGTCTCTGACGGTACCCGCGCGATCTTGTCGTAGTCGCGCGCAAGGCTCTCCGGCAAAAACTCGATCTCCAGTCGGGGCGACTTGGCCAGCTTGTCCTCGCGTTCGGGCTTGCGGTCCACGCGCTCAGCCGGCAGCCCTGCAGCCACGGCCGCGTCGCGGATGATCTGCTCGGCAAGACTTCTCATTTTGAGTGTCACCGCCCGGCGCGGACGCCGAAGCCGGCGGCCAGCCAGGTCTGCACGGTCTGTTGTGTGTCCACGATGTCCTGCTTCGAAATGCCGATGAATGGCCGGGGCGGGATGCTCACGGCCTTTTTTCGCGCCCAGCGCCCACCGACCTGGAAGCGCAAGTACGGCGCGTTCTTGGCGCGGATATCGGCCCCAAACTGGTGCGTGGCCGCGTATTCGACGTTCGTGCCCACGGCGACCAGGTTGAGACTGGCCTCGTAGCCGATGGAGTTTTTGAGCCTGGCCGTGTCCACCAGGGTCTGCCCCCCTTCGGCCTGGGCGCGGATGGACGGCTCCCAATTTTCGCCGCCCGGCCCGCGCCCGTCCTCGAAGCGCTGCTGCGTGGAGCTGACCAGCTGCTCGCCGATCTGCTCCATGATCTCCTGCCGCGCCTGCACGTGGGCGATGGCCTTGCCGACCATGCCACGCAGGCCGGACAGATCCATCCTGAAGCTCGCGCCGGCCATCAGAAGCGCTCCCAGGTGTCAGGCCCGAACAGGGCCTGGGGCGCGTGGACCTCGACGCCGGCATCAGCCACGGGCTCGGCGCCGAGGCGCTCCAGGCCGATGTCGTCCTTGCCCTCGACGATGCGCGCGAGCGCCTTGCGTGCCTCCCGGACCTGGTCCAGGAGGAACATGAACTCGGCCTCGTTGAGCAGCGTGGTGATGGCGCCGACCACGCCGTGGGCGGCCAGGGCCGCCGCGATCTGGCGCAGGGTGTCCGGGACCGTGGCGAGCGGCAACACGAACGTGGCGCGCAGGGCGTCCTCGACCCGACCGTTGGCCGCCGCGACGCAGCGGTCAACGATGCCGGGCGCGATCTCCTCGGCTTTGGCCTGGTAGGCCAGGAGCAGATACTCGCTCAAATCCTCACGACGGCAGTACACAGACACCTCTCTCGCGCGTTTGGGACTAGTCTTAGACTAGTCCGCGGACCAAAGCCCTACGCCAGGACCTAGCTCAGCACCTGGGCCACGCAGATGCCCCGCATATTGGGCACCGGGAACGGCTTGGACTCGCCCACCAGCATCCAGCCGCTGGGATCGTCCCGCTTCAGGGGCTTAACGAACATGGGCAGAGGCTGGAGGTTGGCGTCCAAATCGTCCACGGCCGCGTAGATGAGCCGGTGGTCGGCATCCTTGGCGACCATGCGCACGGTCTTGGCCGGCACCACGGGCGTCATCTGCCTGGTCTCGGGGTCGCGGTACTTCTCGGCCCGGCGCCGGACGAGGAAACCGCCGACGTTGATGCCCTGGTCCGTGATCTCCACGCGGATCTTGGCCGTGGTCTTGGAGTCCTCGGCCAGCCTGAACAGCTGGTTGTACACGTCACCCGAGGCCTGAATCTCGACCTCGCCGCCGTAGCCTTCGGCCTCCAAGGCCTCCTGCATGGCCGTAAGCGTCTCGAAGACGTCGGCCAGCCTGACGCCCTCGGCGCCCCACTTCTTGGCCGGGGTGACGCTGAGCGCATCCCCGAAGTCGATAACCCAGCGCTCGAAACCTCCAGCCTCCATCTGCACGGGCCAGTCGATCTCGCCGCCAAGCGCCTGGGAGCACAGGGCCTCGGTAGTCTTGCGCACGCCCCGGCGCAGCAGGTCGGCCTTGCCCTGCGCCCAGGTCTCCTTGGCGTTCTGGCCCAGGAGCTTGAGGTTGTTGAGGTCCATCCCGGCCACGAACGTATTGGGCTTGACCGGCAACGGCTCGTAAAAGTCGGCCTGGCCGGAATCCCTGGTGGCCGGGATGGAGGCCGAGCCGCGCTTGACCACGGGCAGGGCGTGCACCACACCCTTGATCTCGTGGACGCCCACGATGGGCATGGCCAGCTGGGGCCGATTCAGAAACAGGCTGTCCATGATGGGCGTCTTGATCACGGGCAGGGCCAACAGGTAGCGCACTATGGCGTCGCGGCTGAACAGTCCGCGGATGTCGAGCATGATGTCCTCCGATGTGATTGCGGCTGGCCCGGCCTAGACCGGGTAGATACCGCTGGCTTGCAGTTTGCGCAGCATGGCCGCGTCGGGCTCGGCCGGGTCGGTCGCACCGACCTTGAGCACGTCGCGGCGCACGGTGCCGTGGATGACCACCACGCCGGCCGTGGCCAGGGCCGTGTCCAGGATCTCGTCCAGCACGGCCACGGGCTCGGCATCTTCGGCCTGGGGAATCAGGTTGCCGTCCTCGTCCTTGGCCAGGACGAGGCCCACGGGCAGCACGCCCTGGGCCTCCGCGAATGAGGCAGTGACCAGCACCGGACCGTGGCCCTTGATGCCCGCGCGCTCGTCGTCGTAGCTAAAGCTGTGTATCTTGCCGTTGATGGGCATGTCGTACTCTCCTTGCGCCTAGACCTTGCTGGTCAGGTCGACAGGCGTCTTGTCGTCGGTCCGCTTGCCCGGCGCGGCCCGCGCGGCCGTGGCAAACTCGGTGAGCAGGCCGTGGGGCTTGCGGGCCTCCAGGCTGCGCCAGTAGGACTCCTCCTGGCTGATCTGCTCGACCTTGCCGCCAGCCGCGAAATTGACAGTCGTGCCGGCCTGGCCCAGGGTCGCGGCAAAGCCCAGGACTTGGTCCTTTTCGGCGGGCAGGGCTTTCTCGTCGGCCACGAGCTTGTCGAAGCGCGCCTCGCGGGCGGCCGTTTCCTGCTGGCCCTTGAAGGCTGCAAAGTCGGCCGTGGCCTTGTCCTTGCCCTTCACGGCCTCGTCGCGCTCCGTGGCCAGCTGCTTGTTCTGGTCCTCCAGCTCCTTGACCCTCTTCGTGGCCTCTTCCAACGTCAGCGCCATGGAATCCTCCTGTGGCTGTGAGCCCTCGGGCTCGTTTGAAAACTCGATGCTCCAGGCCCCGCGCTCGGCCTGGAGCTGCACCGCGCCCAGGCCGTCGATGGCCGGGGGCGCGGCGCCGAGCAGGCCCACGTGGCGCAGGGTCCAGTTCGGGTTGAGGCTCATGGACACGTAGCGGTAATGGCCGTCGGAGATGAGCCGCCCGACCTCTTCGGGCACGTCCTTGAGCCTGGCCTGGAGCACGTCGCCGACCACGCGCAACTGCTCGACCCAGCCGAAGGCGGGGTCATTAGTCCGTGGGTGGCCGAAGACCAGCGGGGCCTGCAGCCGCGTGGGGTCGTAGCTGCGCACGATCTGGTCCAGCGTAGACCTGGTGAGGTCCACCAGGCGGCCGGCCATGTCCTTGAACGATCCGACTCGGGCGATGTTGATCCAGCTCATGCGTCCTCCGTAATACGTCCGGCTGGCCGCAACCATGCGGCCGTGCAGGATATGCGAACTATTTTGACAAGCCGTGCGGCCGGGTTTATTGGTTTCAGAGAGGCATTGACCGGCCGCGCTGCCGAGCCCCGGCGGGGGGATAGGTAGGGGCGCGGCCGACTCGGATGGCCCGCCCTATCCGAGCTTTTCACGATGCAGCAGGATCCCCTGTCGTTGCTTCTCCAGGTATTCCAGCATCAAGGCCTTCTTGCCCACCTTCGGCGTGAAGGCCGTTGAGGCCTGCCAACTCCCGCCGACGAAATTGAAGACCACGAATCCGCCGATGCGCTCCCCGTCCAGCCCGAACAGCCTGATCAGCCTGGTGGCCATGTAGCGGCGGCCGGAAACTTCCGCCGGAACCTGCCAAGCCTCGTATGGGTTCTGGATGGTCCGCGCGAGCAGCCGCACGTAAGGTGCACGCCCGCTTTTATCGACCTTCCAGGCCCCGGAATGCTTCTCGACGAAGAACCACTTGGAGATGGGCACCGGGATGCCGCCGGGCAGGATGTGCGTCGTGCTCTCCTGGAGGGATTGCAGGCCGAACTCACTGAGGAACGCCTGGACATACCGTTCGGGCCGCAGGCCGGCCGGCAGCAGGTCTGCCGCCTGGGCCGGCAGGATGTGGCGCGAGTCCAGCCTAGCCAGAGGTTCCTTGCAGTCGCCGCCGGCGAACATGCCCTTGCCGTCGCGGCAGAGTGTGCCGGCCGGACGCACGCGCAGATCCCGCTCGTCGATCTCCCGAGGCGTGAGCGAGGCGATCCAGTCCTCGGCTGTGTTTTGCGCAAAGCCCTTGTCCGGCGCGGGCCGAACTGGCGGCAGCCTCTCGCCGGTCCTGGGATCAACGGGCTCGATGATGCCCGACCAGTCTTTTTGGACGCCGTAGCCGCGCTCCTCGACTTGCTTGGCCGAGAGCGTCTGCACAGTGCAGCGGCAGCGGAAGCCGTTGGGCGGGTAGAAGCGGCTCCAGAAGTCATGGTCCGCCGGGTAGACCAGGCCGTGCAGGGCCGAGTGGCTGGGTCGCGTGCGGCTGTCCTGCACGGCCACATAGCGCCAGTAGGGCCGCGTCTTGGCCGCGCGCTGCATCTGCACGTAGCGGCCGGCCTGGTAGGCGGATTGGATGTTGGTCCGAAAGATGTTGTCCACGCGCCAGGCCCGCTGGCCGGTCCAGCCCTGCTGCTCGATGATGTCCGCGATGCGGCCCTGGAAATCGGCCAGCGTCTCGCCGCCCTCCATGGCCTTGGCCATGGCCGCGTGGACATCGGCCAACTGATCCTGCGCAGACAGGCCCGAGACTGTGAAGGCCCGCGCGCGGGCGCGCTCGGACAGCGCGTCGAACTCACGGCGGGTGACGATGCGCTTGTCCGCCCAGAATGCCTGGGCCTCGCGCATGGGCAGGGCGACGGGCTCAACGGCCATCGCGTCCCTCCTGGCCCTCATCCCTGGCGGCCAGGCGGCCGTGCATGTCGGCAGCCACAAGCGCCCGTTGCAGAAGCTCCTCGAATTCGCCGCCGCTCAGCTCCGGCATGGCCTCGGCGAGCATGAGCTGCAGGTCCTCCCAGGACTCGGTGGACTGCACGATCTCGATGATTCTGCGCGTGCGATTCTCGCTGGCCCGCACGGCCTCGGGCAGAACCGCATCCAGCATGCCCTCAAGCGCGGCCTGCGCATCCACAGCAGCAGCCTCGCCGGGGTCGGAGCCAGGCGCGGCAAACAAAGAGCCGGGCTTGCCGGTAAAATTCTCATCTTGGGTGACATGCGCGGCGACCTCGAAATCCTCCTCGGGCATGCTGTAAACCTTGACGAAGTGCGACTTCAGAAAGCGCACGCCGATGCCGTGGAGCGTCGTGTCCAGGTCGGCGCGGGCTGCGTAGTCCTCGGGCTGCACGAAGCGGAAGACTGGCGCGAAGACGCCTTCGGGAGCGTTGAGCTTGGCGTAGCTCCAGGCCAGTTCATCCATGGTCGCCGCGACGAGCGCCTCGTCGGCCTCGGCCAGATCCCCTAGCTCGCCGGCATGGGTTGCGGCCGCGGCATAGCTGCCCTTGTCGCCCACCTCGGCCGACAACGTGTTGCCCATGAGGACTTTGGAGATGGCCGCGTCCCAGTGGCGCACCAGCCGTTCGTGGATGTCGGCTGACTTCCCCGACGCCTCGTAGATCTTCACGTCGCTGCCGGACGGCAACACGGCCACGGCGTCCTGGGTCATCCTGGCCAGGTCGGCGGCCATGGCCTGCCTGTCCTGCCGGCTTACCCCGGAGGGCGCGTTGCCCACGGTCCAGGGCTGGCCGTACTTTTCCGCGAAGCGCATCCAGAACTGCACGCCACCTCGTTTAAAGGCCACGGGCCACAGACAGCGGGTGAGCAGCCGTTCGCCATAGGGATTGGCGTAGGTCGCGCCGTGGCGGGCCAAGACGAACTTCAGCGGCGGCACCAGTTCGCCCTGAAGGCTCGACTGGCTGCGGAAAAGCAGGCGATTGTCTGCGTCAAACCCGAACCAGGCGCGCGGCTTGGCCACGGCGTCCACCAGGCGCAAGCTCCCCTTGCCGGCCGGCTCGAACATCAGCTCGACGACTGTGTGACCGAAATACGGGGCGTCGAGGATCTCGGAGATGAGCCCGCGCATGTCCAGGTTTTCCAGGTCGGCGACCAGGGCCTTGCAGAGCCGCTCGGCCTCGGCCGAGGGCTCCTCGCCTTTGGGCGCGCCGGGCTGGAAGTCATAGTCCTGGCGGTTGAGCGTCTTAAGCTTGCGCTTGGCCCTGGCCATCGTGACCTGGTCATCGGCGCACAGCTCGTCGAGCACCGAGGCGTCGTCCCCGCGCTTGCGCAGCACGGGGTCCGGGTCGGGCAGGATGCCCAGCCAGCCCACGAGATCCGCGCCCGCGGCCTCGCGCGTGGCGATCTCCGTGAGCAGCTGCTCCCGGTCGGGCTGATCAGGGCGGCGGGAGAAATTGAGCAGCCGACCAGCGAGGCGCGCCATGCGGTTCATAGTGAGTAACCTCCATACATTCTGCCGGACTGGAGCGGCATGGCCGTGGCCACGTCCCACTCCCCGCCGCACTCGCTTGTCTTGGCCGCGAACACGGCCAGGGCGGCGGCAACGCCGGCGTCGCCGTGACGCTGGCCGGCCTTGTCCTGGGTGCGCGTATCCGGGATCTTGGCCACGCCCTTGACCACCTTGAAGGCACGCAGATCGTCCAGGACATGCGCGTCCCTGGGCAGGCTCATGGTCTTGTCCTCCAACTGGCTTTTGAGCTTGGGCATGTGCTCGCGGTACCAGCCCTCGGAGAGCATGACCTCCTGAATGCGGTCCACGCCGTAGCGCTGTCGGGCGTACTCGGCCAAGGCCTGGCCGTTGCCGCGCGCGTCGAGCGCGCCGCCCGAGAAGCGCGGCAGGCGGTCGGCCAGGTGAAAGAGAATTTGCTCCTGGGTGCGGAAGGGCGCGTTGCGCAGCTCCAGCACGAAGGGTGTGTGCAGAAACAAGCTGGCCAGCTCCTGGAGCGGCCAGATCACGGTCAGGTCGCCGCTGCGCCCGAAGTCCTCGCCGAAATAAGAGCGGCTGCCGCTGTCGAGCCGACATAGCAGCGGGTCAAGCTCGGCCTCGCACCAGTCGCGCACCTCGCGCCAGGCGCGGTCCAGCGGCCAGTCCACAAATTCATCGGCCGGAGGCGTCCAGCGCAGCACAGGCACGTCCTCACGCATGCAGCCCTCGATGAGGTTGCGCGTGAGGTAGGCCCCGGAGCCCTGGCGCGGGACGCAATACAGCTCCTCGTCGGCGCCGTCGCCATACTGCTCCACGAGTCCGGCCCGCCAGGCCGCCTCGGCCTCGGACGTCCAGCCCTGGCCCTTGACCTGGCAGATGCGCCGGTACAGGCCCTGGGAAAGGGCGTCGTCCAACGTGGTGCGGTGCAGGGCATATTTGAGTTTGCCGGCGCGGATGTCCTGCACGTACCCGTTGAACGGGTTGTCGTCGCCGTTATGCGTGCTGAGCACAGCCACGTCGCCGCCCCACATAATGAGCGCCAAAGCGGCCTTGAGCAGCTCGGCCAGGTCCTCCACGAAGGCAGCCTCGTCGATGCGCACGCGGCCTTGCTTGGAGCGCAGGTTGTTCGAGTTGCTGGACAAGCCCTGGACGACGAAGCCCGAATTGAATCGCACCTGGTAGATGGTCACGTCCTTGTCGCCGTCGCGCAGGACGATCTCCTCCATATCTCCGGCGGCCAAGTCGAAGATGCGCGCCCACGCGGCCACGTCGCGCACGTACTGGCTGGTCATGTCCTTGTTGTAGCTGAGGTAATAGGTGGACATGCCCCCGGCGTCCTTGGCCTTGGCAGCGACCAGGGCACTGTCCGCCGCATCGGCATAGGACGCACCAATGCGCCGGGACTTCTCCCAAAATTTCACGGGCGAGCGGTCTTCTACCCAGGCCCGCTGGTATGGCAGCAGCATGCCTTCCATCAGGCCCTCCCGAGGATTTTCTTTTCGATAAGTTCGGCCGTCTCGCGGCTGAGGCCCTTGGCCTTGCCGCCAGCCTTCTCTTCGGCCGCGTGCTGGGCCTTGAGTTGGGTCAGCAGGTCCATGCAGCCCTTGAGGTCGCGCATGCCGGCCACGTCCAGGGAGTCAGGGGCCGCCAACAGGGCATTCAGCTTGACTTCCAGCGCCTCGCCCAGGGCGGCCACGGCGTCGGCCAGGGTGCGTATCTCACGCCTGGGAGCCGCCAGGGCCTGGGCTGTCTGCGCGGCCAGCTTGCCGGCGCGCTCGGCCTCGGCCTGTTGCATGGCCAGGGTCTCCAATTTCGCGACGGCAAAACCGACCATGGGGTCCTTGTCCTCCAGGAGCGACTTGATCATCCTGCTCCTGGCCAGGACCAGGTCCGCGCGCATTTCGGCCTGGGCCTGGGCGAGTTGCTCGCGCTTGTCGCGCCAGCCGTAGGCGTTGCACCAGCGCCAGAGCGTGGACGTGGCCACTCCTATCTGGCTGGCCACCTCGTCCATGGGCAGGCGGGCCACGCAGTACAGCTCCTGGGCCTGCCAGACGGTCTCGGGTGGATGCTCGCGACGGCTGCCGCCGCTGACTCCGTCGGATAAGGACCGTTCCATCCCGCCCTACCTCCGGGGAGAGGGTCGCTTGACGCCCGGCACCGTGACCCGGCAGCGCGCCACGTCCTCGCCGCGCTCGGTGAGCGTGGCCACAAGACACGGCCCGCCGGACAGGCGCACCAGCCCCTGTTCCTCCAGCCAGCGCAGTTCCGTGCGTAGGCGGTCGCGGCTCGGCGCAAATCCGTAGGGCTCGCTCTTGTCGAGCAGGATCGACTCATTCAGCGCGCGGCTGGGCACCTCCTCCAGCAGCCGCAGGATGGTGATGCGCAGGTGTTCGGTGATCACCACATCGTAACTCATTTCTTGTCCGCCCCTCCATTCAGCAGATAGGTCTCCTGGCGCTCCAGGATGCGGTCCAACTTGGCGGTGAGCGTTTCCAGGCCGCCGATGCGGGCGCCCACCGCGCGCACCTCTCCGCGCAGAGCTTCGATGCCCAACGCCAGCTGATGCACGGCCGTGGTGCCGGGCAGCTCGTCCAACCGCTCTTCGTTCCGACTGACGCGGGCGGCGAGCCCCACGTAGTCGCGCCGCAGACAGAGCAGTTCCCGGGCGACCCAGACCGCGAAGGGGATCACGACGATCTGCAACAGGCGCAGCAACAGGTCCAAAAACGCCTCCCAGCTCATGCGCACCTCCCGTCTGCCTGGGTCTGGCAGGTGACGCACAGGCCGCAGCCCGGCACAGCGGCCAGGCGCGCGAGCGGGATAGGCTGCTCGCACTCGCGGCAGCAGGCCAGGCCGTCAATCAGCACGGGGCCAGGAGAGTCGGAGACTTCACGGGCGGCCAACGCCTCGGCCAGATACAGCGCCTCGGCGCGCTGGGAAATGTCGACTTCGTCCATCAGTCCTTGTCCCTCTTGTCCTTTTTCACGGCATCAAGCAGACGCGGCACAACCTTCTCGGCCGAACGCCCGATGACGTATCCACCCAGGCCCAACTCCAGCAGGTCCCAGGCATGCTCGGAGAGTCTGTTGGGCAGCAGGTCCACCGAATCCAGCACGACGAGCACCAAGAAGGTGATCATGGTCACGGGCCTCCAGTTGGATTGCAGCCAGCCCTTGCCCGCCGCCTCGGCCGTGATTGCCTTGGCGCGCGCGTCCATGAGCCCGGTCTCGTATTGCAGCATGCGCTCGGAGAGCTGCACCTCCAGCTGCAGCAGGGCGCGCTGGGCCTCCAGGCGCTCCTTGTCCGACGTAAATTTGTCGATGATCTTGTTGACGGGCGACATGAGACCCGAAAGGAAGCCTGTGACGCTCATGACTGTGCTCAAGGCCTGAAGAACATGATGCCGGTCACTGCCACGGGCCAGTTGCGACAGTCGATGTGCAGCCAGGACACGTCGTCCTCGACACCGGTGATGTGGCGGTAGGCCTCGCGGTCCGGATGCGTGCGCATGTCCTCGCGGATCTCGGCGGCAGTAACCTGCACCGGGACCAGGTCCAGCGCGCGGCCGAAGCGATGCTGGCTGAACTCAGCGCCGATGTCGGTGGACGGCAGGCGGAAGCCGCGCTGTTTGTGGCCGGCCTCGCCGCGCCACTGCCAGTCATTGCAGACCAGCGGCCCGTACAGCTCGCGCAGTTGGTCCGCGGCCCACAGGATGCGCCAGTCGAAAAGCGTCCACACGCGGCCGAGCATCCCGCGCGCCACCAGGCGGGCATGACAGGCCGGGCTGACCAGCTCTTGGGGACCAAAGTATTGGGGGACGTAGTGCATATGTGCGTACTCCTTGCGCCGGACGATAGCCGGGCGGGAAGCTCTTGCAGAGGGCTGTATGCAAACTATGCAAACTATCGTGTCCTTGTTTTGCGGGCATGTGAGCGCAAAAAAAGAGAAGCGGCCCATGTGAGCCGCTTCGGATGGAGGGGGTATGGCGGGATGTTTCAGGCGGGAAGCATTTGCCGGACGCTGTCCGTCGTCACTCGCAACGGAGGCAGATCACTGGCGCGGACCAGGCGTCCATCATCGACATAGTTGTATATCTCGCGCTCGGACACACCGAGCACCCAGGCAGCCTCGTCAACACGCAGGACTAATTTGCTTTCAAGTAGCGCCCTGGCGCTCACTTGTGGCAGATAAGCAAAATACCCTCGCGCCCGCCGCCGACTCCTGACAGGCAACGCCAGCTCAAACCCCTCCGGGTTGGCCAGGGCGCAATAGCGCCGGCAGCCAATGCAGATATAGTGCTGTTGTTTTTCAAACCACCGGGCTTTTTTTGAATTTGAACAGTCCAACTGCTCGTACACTATGGGCTGGATGTGGCCCTTATACGGCAAAAACTCGCGCTGGAGCATGCGCAACACATCCTCAATCTGCCTGCTCATGGATCACCTCCAGGTCATGGACCGGCACCGGATCGCGGGCGCCGATGCACTTGACCAGCCATTGTCCCGTAGCCAACTGGTATGGATCGCCGGCCGTCCAGGTCGCCGTAAAGAACGTCTTGTCGCCAATGCGCGCCGTGGGCATGCGCACCCGTGTGCCCCGAGGCAACACCGGGGCCTCGCGCGGAGCCTCCAGGCCGAGGACCGCCCCGAACTCGCGGGCCAGATAGGCGGCCAGGCCGGACAGGTCGAAAAATGTGTACTTGCTGCCATTGCAGGCCCAGCGGCCATTGACGCGCAGGCGCAGTAACCCCGGCTCGGAGCCCTCGGCATCGGGCCATTGGGCGGCATCGTATAACTCAACCTTGAGTCGCGCTTTGCTCTCGGTGGTGAGCAAAAGGAGCGCCTTGCGTGTGCGGGATTCTGCCATCGTGTGCCTCTACTGCTCGTGTGCGGAAATATCGCGCACCAGGCGCGCGACCTCGTCCCTGGTCAGGTGCACAACGTCACCCGAACCAAAGACCATCTGGACAAATGGTTCGGGGCGGACCGGTCCGGCGACGGCAGCGGCCTTGGTCGCTTTGGCCCGCTTGCGACGCTCCTGCCAGGGAGCCCCTACCCAAATCCAAAAGATGACTATTCCGAGCCCCAATCCTTCGAGCATGTTTGTCACCCAAATTAAGAATTTAACGTCATGACCGCCCGCGCCTGGGCGCGCAGGGTCTGCTGGCACTCTGTGCATGGCCGGGGGCCTGGCCGGCGGCAGCGGCTGCAGGCCACAGTCTCCAGGGCCGTGTAGATCCGCGCCTCGGGGTCATCGGTGGAGACCAGCGAGGCCCGGATGCGCGCCACCTGGCGCTCGGTGTCGCCGCCGTATCGCTGGCCGAGCACGGCGTAGACCATGCTCTTGGGCAGCCGGCTGCACCGCACGAAGCGGTAGACCGTGCCGTATAGCTGCTCGATCTCGGCCCGCAGTTGCGCCAGGTCGATCGACATCTCACGCGCCCACCGCCTGCTGCTGATTCAGAAACCGCTGGGCGAACTGATTCAACCTTGGGGCTGAAACGGTCTGTTTGCCGGCTTTGGCCAGGTCAAAGTGATTCAGGAGCAGGGACACGTCGCGGGGATTGACTCCCTCGCGCCTGCTCCACTCGCGCTGGCTCAGGCCAGAGACTTGGATGCACGCGGCCACTCGCTTCTGCAGCCGCTTGATCAAAAATTCCGTGGGCTGAATCACTGTTTCCGAGGCCTGGTTCATTTCAGGCGCGGCGGGTGTTTCAGATGATTCAGCCGGATCCGTTTCAGCAGGCGCGGGTGATTCAGGCGATTCAACCTCGGCTGAAACAGGCGTTTCAAGCGCCTCCGCCTGGGCCGAGGGCGCCTCGGGCTCGGAAACGACCTCGGGGCTGACAACCGGGGTCAGGGCCTCCAACTCGCCGCAGGCAACCCGAGCCCTCGGGGCTGGCTCGCCCGTCTCGGCGCTCTGACGCCAGCGCCGGCCGCACATGGCCGCCATGCTCGCCGCACCGGTCTGCAGGAGCAGCAGGGCCAGGGCCTGCAGGCCGCAGGCGGCCCAGGTCTGCCAGGGCAGGCCGGCGGCCGTGGCGTTGGCCAGGCTGGCGCGCTGTGCCTCCAGCTCCGCGATGGCCAGGCGAGCGTCATCGATACGGCCGTGCCAGCCGTAGCGGCCCGAGGCCGTGATCTCCAGGTAGCGGGCCAGTTCCGCGCGTCGGGCCTCCATGGCCGCATCCAGGCGGGCCAGTTCGGCTGGCCGGGCGTCGGCGGCCGTGCGCGCCTCGATGAGCGGCCGGCTGACCATGTACAGCGGCCCGGCCAGCAGCACGGCCGTGGCCACGACTCCGAGCAGACCGCACCCGAGCCTGGCCGCCCAGCCGCGCGCGGCAAAGGCCCAGGCTAGCCACACGGCAGCCAGCACGCCCAGGGCCACGGACAGGGCCGGGCCGGCCTGGGCGTGGAAATGGGCGCGCCAAAACGCCCAGCCGTGGATCTGGACCAGGGCCTCGCAGCCGATAAGGATCAGGCCGGGGATGATCAGGCTCGGGATGCGTCGCATGATAGGGCTCCTTTATCGCGCAAAAATCAGGGCCAGCAGAAAGGCCAGGAACGGATGGTCGGACAAGGCCAGAAGAAAGCAGAAAAACAGGACCAGGCCGTTCCACATGGATATTTCGAGGGACATCAAATCACCTCGGCATTGTCCGGGTCGATGCCGCGCTTGTTGCAGCGGTTGTGCAGGTCCTTGCTCAGGGTCTGGAGATGCGATTGGTCCTTGAGCCAGGCAAACTGGGCCACGCCGAACTGGCGCTGGCAGCGCTCATTCAGATAATCCAGGCTCCAGCCCAGCGCCCGAACCTGGGCCAGGATGCGCCGCTTCTGCCGGGCGTTGGGGTCGCTGTCCGGGATCGTCACGAAGATCCGCGCCTGGTCGGCCGCCTTGGCCGTCTTCTTGAGCCCGGCGGGTTGCGCCGGGCCGGCCCAGCCCCTGGCCACGAAATGGTTGAGCAGTTGCGAGAGCTGCGGGACGGTCAAGCCCCTGGAGGACTCGACGCCGTACAGCTCGGCCAGCATGGCGCGGTATTCGGGGTCGGACAGGCCCAGGCCTTTTTTGGCGATGTGGATCTTGGCCAGCAGGCCCTTGCGGGCGGTGTGCTTGCTCATCTCTGCCTCCTCTTGAGTTGCTCGACGGCGGCCTTGGCCTTGGCGGCGATGTCTCCGGTGTTGACCTTGCGCGGTGCGCTCTCCCAAGCCGCCGGCTGATAGGCCGGGCAGGTCGGCTCGGACCTGTGCGGTGGATGGCGCAATGACTCCTCTCTGCGGCGCAGAGCCGCCTCGCCGGCCTTGTCGGCCTCGCCGTAGGCGATGGTGCGCAGCAGGTTGTGGCCTTTGAGCGGCCTGGTCAGAGTGCCCGCCGCATCCTTGCCAAGCACATGCTCCATTGCCCGCAGCCAGTATTCCGGGCGGTTGTCCAGGATGCGCCGCCCCTCCCACTGGATGGTGGGCTTGCTCACGAGGGCGAGCAGCTCCTCGGCCAGGGCGCGCGCCCGAGACCAGGCCAGCCCGCGCGCCGAGCCCGGCCGGCGGAACAGCGCCAGATAGCGCGGACCGTGCGCGGCCAGGCCTGGCGACAGGCCCACCAGGGCCTCCAGGGTCTTGCGCGCGTCCAGGTCCAGCGACCAGGCGTCCAGCGAGCAGAGCGCGCCGCAGGAGGGGCAGGCTAGGCGCATGGGGCCTCCAGAGTGGTCATGATAGCCCTCCCTACAGATCGCAATGGGTGTGAGGAGCGTCGGCTGGGGCGTAGCCACGGCGTGCCCGCCAGCAAGCGTCGCAACGGTAGTTGTTCGTGGGACTGCCACAGTCGGTGCAGTGGCGACCGGCGCAATTGCCTCGGCGGTCAGAGACGCCAGCGATGACGCGGGCCATGTTCGGGGCCGGGAGACCGGCAGCGGCGGCTGCGCCAGGCCCCCACGCCAGCTCGAGCAGCGCGTTGACCTGCGCTCGGCCATGGGTCGACGATACGCGAGGCAGCTTCATCCCGGACGTGGAGTGCGGCGTATGAGCCAGGATTTTCCCCGTCTGGAGATTGCGGACGTCGCCCTGGCGGTTGATCTCGTAGCCCGGCCAGCGTTCGATGGGTCGCCATTCGGTGTTCATCTGCATCTCCTTGCGTTGCGCGCCAGCTTCCTGGCGGCCTCGGCCTCGCGGCGGGCGGCCGTGAGGTAGGCGTTGCGACCGATCCGATCCCTGACCTTGCCCAGGCGATTGACCTGGCTGGCCAGGTCCGCGTGCTGCTCCAGAGGGTCGCTGTAGCGGATGCGCTGGGGTCTCATGGGTCGCTCCGGTTGGCTGCTCATCAGGGCCGGGCCGCCACGCCTGGCCGACCGCCGCCCGAAGGCGGACGGTTTCGCAGTGCTTTAGATGGCCCGCACGTGCCGCAAGGTCTGCCATCCGCCAATCTGGGCCACGCGCACAGCCGCGCGCTCGCCGATCAGGCAGGCCTTGGACAACGTGACGGTCTGCACCGTGCCTCCGCCCGGCCGCATCACGCTGACGACCGTGCCCACGGGATAGCGGCTGTTCCAGGTGTCGGTGGCGGCACTCGCCGCTTCGTATGGCGTCATGGCCATGCTATTTCCTCCCTGCGGGTTCCGGGTACCGATGCACCATGAATTCGTTTCCGGGGCCTATCGTGTGCGGCAGTTGGCAGGCGTTGTCGCAGCCAGGGCAGCGCAGGCGGCCGTCGCACATCTCAAGGGCGCGGGCGCGGAACATCCCGCCGGGACGGGCCTGCTCGCAGGGCTTGTAGCCGGGGATGACCACATACACAGGCACACCGCCTGGGGACGTGGATATCTGCTCAAAGATTCTCATGCCGCGTCCCCCCTGGATGGCGCGCAGGCGCGCCGGATCACCAGGAACTCCGCGCCCTGAGCCACGCAGCCGGGCAGCTCGCACATGCGCTCGCAGCACGGGCAGATGAGCTGCCCGCCACGCATCACGGCCCGGCCGCGCAACTCCTGGCCGCGCAGAGGCAGCATCTTGCAGGGCTTGTAGCCGTACTCCACCATCAGGATCGGGATGCCGCCCGGCGTGTCGGTCTTGTGCAGGAGGTTGCTCATGCCGCGTCCTCCTGAATGGCCGTGGTATCCGGCTCCACGCGGAACGAGTCTTCCACCCGCCGCCGCAGACCGAGCTTGGCCAGCAGTCCGTCATCCAACTTTTCCAACTTCTCCTTGAGGGGCTTTTCCTCTGTTTGGATGCACTCTGTGCACCCGTAGGCGCGCAGGGCCTTGAGCAGAGCCGCGACCTTGTCCTTGGCCCTGGGCACGCTCACCGAGCGCACCAGGCGATAGCCCACCTCGCCAAAGGTCATCTTCCGGGTCCGCACTTTCGAAAACTCGGCCTTGCGCTCCTCGCAAAACGTTTCCACGGCCCTTCGCAGTGCGGTCCGCTCCGCCCCAAGGCCGTCGGTCCTGGCCTTGGCCTCGGCCCGGATGGTGTTGATGCGCAGGAGCGCGTCGCCGTTGGCCCGCTCCATGGCGATGTCGATCTCGCCCATGCGGCGCAGGGCCTGGTCAACGTCCTCCCAGCTGGCAATGGTCTGCATGCCGTCATCCTCCCTTTGGCTAATAATCGTTGCGCCAGCAGTCATTGCGGCAGGCGAGGCATTGGTTGCACATATGCTCGGGGAGCACAGCACGCGGTCCCTCGGCCTCCTCCATGTCGAGGCTCATGCGCTCCAACTGCCCGATGGGCTCCTGGATGCCGCGTAGCTGCGCATGGATGGGACTCAACCGCTCCCACACGTCGGCCGGCACCGTGCCGGCCAGGGCGCCCAGGTCGTTCAGGGCGCTGTCAAACTTCTCGGTAATCATGACTTCCTCCTGTTTCTGCGGATGGTTTCGCGGATGACCGGCCGTTGGGGGCCGGGATCGTTCGTGAGTTCGTAGATAGTGAGGACGCCGTCCTGTCCCGCCTCGGCCACATAGCCGGCCAGGCAGAGGAGCCTGACGTAATCCGCCACCGCGCCCTTGGCGCAGCCCGTGGCCTCGATCAGGGCGCGGCGGGTAAAACGGCGCATGTCGCGGACGGCCAGCCATATGCGGTCGCGGGCCGTGCCGGACTCGATGTCGCGCAGGCTGCCGGGCTGGACCAGGGCCTTCTGCACGCGCTGCCACGCGCCGGGCGTGGACTCGCGCAGCAACCGCACGTCGTGCGAGGACGTGTCCAGGACCAGGTCCAGCGTCATGCGCTCCTGACCGTCCGGGCTCGGCGCGGCCAGGGCCTGGCGGGCGGCCTGGGTGGCGCGATAGCAGCCTTGGCCGTGCGGGCGGATGTAGCCGGCGGAGGCGAGCCAGGCGCAGTAGGCCTGGGCCTCGTCCAGCGCTACGCCGGCAATGCGCGCGAGGTCATTCGCGTCCCAGCCCGGATTGGCCGTGCCGATGGCCCGCCACATGCGTTCGCGTTCGGCCGTCTGCATCAGCTCCTCCAGGTGGCGACCTGGCGGGCCACGTCGCCGGCCAGCTTGGCGTCGATGACCTTGGTGTCGCGGGCCTTGGCGGCCTTCTCCAAGTGGCCGAGCAGCGTCCAGACCAGCCGGAAGTCGCCGTCGGCGCGGCGCACGATGAGCGCGCCGGCCTCGGGCGCGACCTCCAGGCCGGCGGCCTCTTCGGCCAGGATGGCCACGTCCTCTTCGCTGACCGGCCCGAATTCGATGACCTGCTTGACACGGCTCCAGATGCGGCGACGCTCGCCAAGCAGGCCCTTCATCTCCAGCTCGCCGATGAGCACCACGGGCGCGCCGGTCATGTCGTGGATATCGCGCAAGTCGTCGATGCGCTCCACGTGCAGGCGGTCGGCCTCGTCCACGAAGATCGTGCGCGGGGCCGCGTCCAGGGATTCGATTACGCGCCGCTTGCAGACCGCGAAGTTGGCCGGGCTCTCGCCGCTGGTGAGCAGGCACAGGGCCTGGACAAAGGCGGTCTTGGTCCAGCCGCCCATGACGCGCAGGTAGATCCCGCCGTTCTGGGCGTAGTAGTTGCGGGCCGTCTCGGTCTTGCCCCGGCCGGCCTGGCCGTAGACCAGGGCGAAGCCGGTCTCGCCCTCCACGGTGTCCTCCAGCGTGCGGATTTTGCGGCGGAACTCCGTGACGTTGCCGGTTTCAATGAATACATCCTTACGCATGGCGTCTCCTTATGCTTTGGCCCGTCGCCGGGCGTACAACCGTGCGAGGCCCTCGAAGCGGGCCTGGGCCACCTCGCGGTACTCCTGGCCCGCCTCGTAGGCGGCCATGAATTCCCGGTCCGGCTCGCGCAACGTCAGGCCGTCGCGGTAGGCCAGGCCGAACAGGTATTCGTACTTGTCGAGTTCGCTGATGATGTGCGGCAGCTCGGCCGACGGCGTGTAGTCGCGCGCGGCCGTGACGCGCTCCTCGCGGGCCTTGCGCACGGCGCTTTCGATGCGCCGGACCTTGGATGGCGGCAGGTTCGGGGCGGCGGCGCCAGCCTCGACCGCGGCAGTCTCGCGCGTGGCCTCGGACAGCTCGGTCATGCGCCTGCGCTGGTCGGCCAGGGCGGCGTCCAGCACGCCGCGCGCAATGGACGAGGCCTCGTGCTCCTGGGCCTTCTTGAGGTCGATGGCCTGCTGCAACGCGCGCCGATCCTGCTCGTCGCCCAGGATGGATGCCGCCGGATGGATGCCGGCCACGCGCGTGGCCTCGCACAGGAGCGTCTTGCCCGTGGCGTCGTAGACCAGCACGCTGGAAGAGTCTTGCAGGTCGTAGCGCACGAGCGCGGAGTGCGTGCGTGAGTACAGCTCGGGCGCATAGTAGCGGCGACCGAACATCTTGATGCCATCGCGGGTGATCTTGGTGACACGCTGGCCCAGCATGAGGTGGCGCAGCTGGCGCTCGTCCACGCCGGGGCCGCGCCCGGCCAGGAAGACCTCGGCCGGGCATTTGCCGGACAGGTGGCCGCGCTGGGGACGGTTGATGTACTCGTCTATCCAGCGGGCCACGGCCACGTGGGCCTCCTCCAGGGTCAGGGCGCGGCCGCCGGCCGCCTCCCAGGCCTTGCGGTGCAGGGGCTCGCCCCGGCGCAGGCGCGGAGGCTTGGAGTCGATGTCCCGGCCCACGTAGGACGGCGACCACTGCTCCAGATCGTGCAACGTGCCGAAAAAGCGTTCAATGGTCTTGGATTGGCCGTGGTAGGGCCAGGCAAAAATGGTGTGGATGCCAAGCTCGCCGAACAGGCCGGACATGCCGGTCTGGCGGAAGTCCACGCCGTGGAAATACTTGGCCCGGAAGGCCTTGCCGTTGTCCAGGTAGGCGATGCGCGGGAACTTGCCCAGGGTGATGCAGGCCCGGCGGAAGGCCGCCGCGATTGCCTGCACGTTTTCCGTGGGCAGGATTTCCCAGCCCAGCGGGCAGTTGGAGGCCATGTCGTACCAGGTCACGAGCTCCATGCGCTGAGGCTTGCCGGTCCAGGGGTTGATGATCTCAAAATTAAGCACGTGGCCGTCGGCCACGAGGATGTCGCCGACCTGGATGCGCGAGTAGTCACGGTCGATGTAGAAAGCGGCCAGATCGTTCCAGGCTTTTTTGCCCTGGCGCGTGTAGACCCAGGTGCCGAAATTTGTGGAGCGCCACTGGTCCAGGAAGCGGCGCATGGTGGCCTCGCTGGGCGGGATCAGGCCGCTGGCCTGCATGGTCGGCTCGGCCATGCGCACGGCCGAGGACACGGTGGGCGCGTTGGGCAGCAGCACGGCCCGCAGGAGGATCTCCACGTGCGCCTCGGTCATGACCTTGCGCTCGACGTTGTGCTCGCCACGGCGGTCCACCAGGCTGACCACGCTGCCCCGGCGGCGCAGACTGACCTTCCAGCGTTCGATGGACTGCCAGCTCGCGTTCGGCCCGAGGATCTCCAGCAGCCTGGGCCAGGCCCCGCCCCGGTAGGCCAGGACAAAATTCTCCCGCGCCGCGGCCTTGGTGCCGGTCTTGGCCTTACGCATCCACTCCACGTACAGGCTCACTAGGTCGGCCTTGGCCAGGGCCTTACCCTTCTTGGCCTCGGCCACCGGCGCCGTGGCCAGGGTCGGCTGATCCGGCGCGGGCAGGGCCTGGGCCTGGGCGGCTTCCTCCTCGTGGCGCAGGAGCTTGATGCGCAGGGCCTCGGGCATGGAGGACACAAGCCATTCGTGGCCGCCGCCGCGCCCCTTGCGCGGGCGGGATTGCCAGGATTCGGATTTGGCCTGGGCGTGTATCCGCTGTACTGACACACTCATGATCGCGGCCAACTCCCGTGTCGTGTATGATTCCTGCATCCGTCGTAGTCCTGATCCACCTGGGTGTACGTTCCGGTCCTACATGCCAGGGCCGCAAAAAGGCCCGCTTCCGCGCGTTGTGGGTTTCAGCGCGCTTACTAGGGCTCTTGAAGGCTAATTGAACCGATAAGTACTGGTTTCGCAGTGATCCATGCTGTTTCTGAAGACCTTCACACGATATGAGCCGAGGGGAAGATTCCGGGCCGGTAGACCACCGGGATAGAACACCCTCATAATGGCGTCCCAAGTGGTCACGGCTTCGCCTTCGGGGATATAGAGGCTGATGCGATTGGCTGGTATTTCTATGCTTTCAGCCTGCACACGGAACGCGCTCATTGCCTGCCTCCGTCCACGTTAGGGTCCTTTACAGTCCGGAAACTCGGACCATTATCGATGCACATGGCGCTGGGCAGACCGGCACACGGCACATGTCCCAACGGCTTCAGAGGCTCTTGTGGCGCGTCATGATCGACCAAGAAGACTTGGCCCTCAACAATCGCCAAATCGACTACGCTCCCAAACTCAAGCTTGGTTTGGTACTGCCCGCAATAAACGTACACGCAGCCGTTACGCTGCACGATTCTTCGCAAACTCTGCATCACGCCGCCTCCTGCTTCTCGTTTTCCAGATCCTTGGGCAGAGCCAGCCACTTCCGGGGGCAACCCCGGTCGCGCAAATATCGGAGCACTCGGCGGGCATTCTTGCGGCCAAATATGGTGTGGCTGACCAGG